AGAACTGGCTGGCCTCTGCGGCGCGGTCGGCGATCTTCTGCTGCAGCCGCTCGACGGCGACTTCCTGACCAAAGGCGCGCACCTGCTGGACCTCGTCGGCATAGATGGCATCGTCCACCTGGAAGTGGGGCACCTTGAGCATGCGCATGGCGCGCTTTGATTTGTCGAAGGTCTGACCGGGACCGCCCCGTGGGCTGGCGGAGACCAGCATGCGGTTCTGTTCCTTGTCCTTCTCGATGGCGATATCCAGCGTGTCGATGCTGGTGGTTTGGAACAGCCCCATCTGTCCGATGCGGGACGGGGTATACTTGATCTCACGAAGCGCGTCCGTGAGGCGCATGACGCTGAAGGCGTCCTGACTGAAGATGTTGAGGATCGACATGGGGGGTCCTTTGTTGCGTCGGCGTGCGGCAGGATTGGGCACGCGGGAACGGCCCGCAGCTGTCAGAGCGCGGGGATTGGGCACGACAGATCAGCCTGCTTCCCGAGGATGCAGGGGATCGGTGTTCAGTCTGTTGGAAGGGCGGTGCGGTGGTTACCGCACGATGATGCCGACCGAAGCGAGGTCAGCCTGCGCTGCCGCTTTTTCCGCCGCCTGATCACGGTCGGGGGGCCAGGTCAGGATTTTGCCGTTCACCTCGGCATCCCGAGTGATGGCGGCAACTGCAACATCACGCGCGGTTGCATCACAGCCATAGAGCGCGATGGCGACGGCCGTCTGACTACCATCGGTGGCGCCGACCGCGCTGGCGAGGTATTTGCCGCTTGCCGTGATTTTGCCCAGCACCGTGCCCGGGGCGATAACGCCCGCGCCACTTGCGATGGTGATGCTGTCCCGCGAGCGCTGGCCATTGGCCTCGGTCATCAGGAATTCGCCGGGATGCCGGCCTTCAGTCAGAACTGTCATGAGGGGATGTCCTTGGATTGCATGGAGTGCATGTCAGCCGAACCGCGCATTGGCATTGGTGACGGCTTTGGCCCAGCCGGCGATGCTGCGTTCGGCGCGATTGTGGTGATCCGCTGGGGTTTCGGCTCCTAGTTCGGTTTCTTGCGCCGCCCTTTCCGCAATCGTTGTGGCGACCGATGCCTTGGGTGACGCCGTCAGAACTTTCGCTGCATCTTCCGCCGTCATCTCGGTCTCGAGTGCAAGCACCAGCGCCTGGGCCTCTCGACCTTCACTTTCTGGGGCCGTCAGGATGGATTTGATCCGCGCCGTGGCCTCGGCCTTGCCGGCGGTGAAACCAGCGGCATGGGCTTCCGTCCGGGCCACATCGACAGCAGCCTGCAGATCAGCGGGGCTGAAGGCAGAGGCTTCGCCCTGTGGCGCCTCGGTTTGGATGATTTTGGTCATGGGTCCTCCCTTTCTCTGGGGGCTTGCCCCGGAGGGCGGTTGTGCAAAGGCGGCGATCACCTCGTCGAGGCTCGCCACACGGTCGGCGAGGCCTTGGGCAATGGCATCGCTGCCGAGATAGGTGCGGGCTTCTGTGGCTCGGATCGCTTGCTCAGTCATGGGGCCGGACCGCCCTTCGGCCACAAGACCGACGAACTGGTCGTAGATCTTCATCACCTCGGCCTGCAGGTCAGCGCGCACGGCGTCCGAGAGCGGTCCGAACGGATGGCCGTCCACCTTGTGGGCGCCCGCGTGAATGAGCGTTGGCTTGACGCCGCGGTCCTCAAGTTCCCCCGAGCGATCGAAATGGGTCAGCACCACGCCGATCGATCCGACCATCGAAGTGGGCGAGACGACGATCTCACTGGCCGCGCTGGCAATGCCATAGGCGGCAGAAGCCGCGACATCATTGACGAAGGCCAAGACCGGTTTGGCCTGGTTGATCGCACTCACCAGTCTGGCTGTCGCGAACATGCCCGTCGCCTCACCGCCGGGGCTGTCGATGTCGAGCAGGATCGCCCGCACTTCCGGGTCAGCTCGCGCTTCTCTCAGCTGCGCCGCAATGCCCTCGTAAGACACGAGCCCCGAACTGGCCCCGATCCAGTCGCCGCGGTTCACCAGACTGCCGACGATCGGCAGGATCGCAACGCCGTTTTCCACGCGCAGCGATCCAATGCTGCCATTGTCGCGGCGGTATGTGCCAACGAAGCGGTTCGACTGTGGGTCTGGCGCCGCCAAAGGCGCGATGCCAATCCGCCCCTGCAGCACATGCAGGATCAGATCGACCTTGTCCGGATGCAACAGCAGCGGCCGGTTCAGAACCCGGCTCGCGATCTGCGCAAGCGACGGTGCTGCCTGGCTTTGAAGGACGTCCGGTGGTTCGGTCATCTCATCCCTCCTGCAGAAAGTGCAAAGCGGCGCGGGCCGTGGCCCTGCAGCTTGGCACACTGCTCTTCAAAGCCCCGAATGACCGCCAGGAGCCGGTCGGGATGCGCACTGTGATACCGCACCGAGCGTTCCACCCCGTTCGATCCCGCCCGGAACCGCACCTCCATGGCGCCTTCGCCCGCAACAAGCCGGACATAGACCTGCCGCAAGCTGGCCGCCGCCGCGCAGGGGTCAGCCTCATCAATGTGGATCGTCATGTCTCAGCCTCATCGCCGTCGTCTGCCGCACCCGGACCACTGCCCTGCGCGCCCATCATCTGCGGCTCGGGCAGACCGTATTCGGCCCGCAAGGCCCGTTCCTGCGCCAGCTGCTGGTAGACATCGTCCACATCGGCCCCAAGATCGGTGCAGATCATCGCATCCGACATCACGCCGAGCCGCTTCCAGACCTCATGCGCCTTGGCTTTCTTCAGATCGTCCGCCTGCGGCCGCGGATCGCCGCGCCACTCCGCCCGGCACGCCGCCGTGCGATTGGCCATGAACCCGGCCACACCCCCCGGAAACGGCACGCCGCCCGCTTCGATCTCTTCCTCGAGCCAGGCCTCGTAAATCGGCTGGCAGAACGGCGCCATGATGTTCCGGCGTCGCGCTTTCGTGATCGCGAAGATCTCCGTCGTCGCCGCCTGCAGCGAGGAATAGGTCGCCCCCACATTGTCGCCTGTGGCGCTTTCATAGGTCAGCCCAAGGCACCGCGCGAGTTCCCGCAGCAGATGCATCGAGAAGGCGGCATATTCCGAAGATGGCTGGTTGGCAGTATGGAACTTCAGCTCCTGACCCGGGAACAGATGCGCCAGCCGGCCATTGATCCCGACATCCAGCGTGCTGTCGTCATAATACCCCGCCACCATCTCGATATAGGCCTCCATCGGCGACACACCCTGCGCCAGCATCTGCGCCTGCTCCTGCGGGGTCAGCAGACCCGCCAGCACCTGCTCGGTCGGCTCGTCCGAGGTGATCGTCACCGCAAAGAGCGTCTGCACGATCGCCGCCATCAGCGTGGCATCCGCCAACTGGTCGAACTGCCGCGCCACCTGCAGCGCCGGAACCAGCGGCGAGATGCCCCGATGCGTGCCCGGCGCACCCTCGAAGACATGGATCACCCGCGGGCGTCCCGCCCGGTCCCGCGCCCGCACGTCATATTCCACATCATGACGAAACAGGTCCTTGCGGATCGCCCGGTAGCCCACCGGCATGCCGTCAGCATCCGTGTAGACCCCGTTGATCAGCCGTCGCAGGCTTTCGGTCTTGCGCGACAGCCGCTGTGGCGGCAGCAGGCGTACTTTGGTGCCGTAGCGGTTCCACGGGCGTTTGCGCCAGGGCAGCTCCGCGAGGATTTCCCCGGTCACCAGCCAGGACCGAAACGCCGCCGCCTGCATCTGGCCAAACGTGCGAAGGCCCTGAATGTCGCATTCCTGGGCACTCCGGGCCCAGAGCTCGAACCGCCGCTCCACCGTCTTGGCCCAATCGGACGCCTCCGCAGGCGTCATGCCGAAGGTCTCGTTCTCCGGTAGGGCCTTCAGCTGCAGTCCCGTACCCACGGTATTGGCCACACATTGCTCCATGGCACCGGCCAGCCAGCCGCTGTTGTGCAGCAGGTCCTTGACCCGTGCCGCCGCATCGTCCCAGGCCTCGCCGATATCGTCCTGCGCCTCCCGCAGCGCAGGCTTCCACCCCGCAAAGGTCACACCCCGACCGCCGCGCATGTATTTGCCCGAGGGGCGGGGCAGAGGGGTGGCTTGGGACGTCAGGGCAGGTGGCAAGGCCTTTGAGAAGAGGCCACGCAATTTTGACTTCACGAACATGTGAATTACCTCTCGCGGATTGCTGGAGCGCGCGAACACGCAGCGTCACTGCAGGGCGTCGCTGCCGCCGCAGGTTTGGGAGGACTGTGCCGCTGGCAGCGACGCATCCAGCGCGTTTGATTTTGATCTTTTGCAGCGGTCCCGCCAGCGCTATGCCGCCACAGCGGCTGGCCTGCACCTGTTCTGCCCCAGCCGCCTGCCGCTGCCTCCGCTTTCCAGATGCGTTGATGGCAGCGGCTTCAGCACTGTTTTTCTTGTGTTTCCGGTAGTTCGATTTTTTAATGTCTTGGCAGCCTCGGGTTTTTGCGATGAGAGGCTGCGAGTGCTTTTTGTGGTGCGTTCCCCGGACATAGGCGCATGACAGAAGGCATCGGCAGCGCCCTCACACACTCCATGTTGGTCTCGTTGATCCCGACAGAGGGCGCTGCCAAAACCTTGATCCTGTTTCTCCAAGCGGAATACCGGCAGGCATGTGCGCCGATTGGACATGCTGAGATTTTTGCGGTTTACCTTGCCCCGCAGTGGGGATTCGTGACGATACCAAACTGCATCCGCCCGGGTTGCTGTGTTGTTCGAAGGCACGCGCATCAACAGGGGTAACGGCAGCGCCCTCCTTTCAGTCGTTCGCTCACCTCGTTGGAGGGCGCTGCCATCTTGCGCGGTGGCCTGCCGCGCTGCGCTCTGTGCACCGGCTTCTCTTGAGCCGGTTCTGGCGCTATCTGTTCAACCTGCTGCCGTGGCGCGCA